AGACAGACGTATGTCCCAACGTTTGAAATCACTCTCGATGCAATTTTCAACACCGAATTCCTTGAGATGCTGATAAATTGAGCCCCAATCATCTCGGTTGACATTGACGCCTCCCATACATTCGCTTACCAATGGAAAAGAAAGCAAAAAGTCTACAATCGGAGCAAACAGCGCTTTAGTGATCAAAAAATCAGCAAATGGCACAACGAAGAAAATCCTAGTATTCTTCGCCAAAGTACCATCATTCTCGTACTTGACAGGCTCAGATTTCAAGGCGGTCTTTATCAATGGATTCAAACGATTTCCAGTTTTAGCCCGCTTCATAAGCAAACTAAACCTTCCTTCAAGCTCAGGAGAAGGTTGAATGATCTTAGCGCCAGAGATATCGTCATACGTTATCTCAACAAGATTTTTCTTGGGGCCTTTCTTTCCATAGCCGCACGATTTCGTCTCATCAATGGGATTAATGAACCTTGTATCCCAACAACCGTTCAAGCTTTCGTATAAGCTCAGAGGTTTCCTGAAAAACCGAAAACCCTTTTCTTTAGCAATGTCCAGCAATGGACCGACATAGTCAGCTACTGCGCGCCGCAACAACTCTGGACGAATGTCACGCATGGGAGTGGAACGATCTTGCAAAGCTGCAGCGTGATCTCGATTGGCATTCGGACGTGGAGGACCATAAACCAAATCGACACCAAGCTCTTTCAAGATGGGAGCGGCTGAATTATAACGAACATCACTTCTGCCGTGCAAACGGCTTTCTTCAGAATATCCACAAACGCTGACGCACATATCATGACAATCATAGAAATTTACAGCATGTCGTGGATCAATATCCTGAGTGACAACAACGCCCTTTTCATCATAAGGCTCCATGTCGATGCTGTCACCGAAACCGCAGATCGGAATCAAAAACTCTCCTTCTGGAGTAAGATCAATGTTGTTGAGCCACTCTCTGAATCTCTGCAGACTCACTTGAGAAAGAATGGTAGATGCCCCGTGTCGACCGTTGCCAGCACAATGGATTCCCACTATACTGTGTGGCTTATTCGCAGTAATCAAAACGGATCCGCAATCGCCATGTTTAGTCGGTGTCTTCGGTTGATAAACCAATCCTGTCTTCGGTAGAATGGAAGCATAAGCTCCACTCTGAATATCCTTAATCGTTACATTCACTTCTTCGTCAAGAATACTACCATCGTTATTGCGTCGAATAAACTGACACAAACCGGAGTATCTATCGGGATGAATGAGATGTGAAATTGATGGCGTCGATGGTTTTGATGCCACAATTATGTAACACAAATCTTCGATCGGATCTTCAAAGAAATGTTGGACATATGTCTTAAAGACGGTTCCATTCAAAAGGCGCGTAAATTCTACTTGGGGAGTAGTGTTTTCAAAACTTCTCCACACATGCTTGTTCATGACGCCCATGTTGTCTTCAAGAAAAAGACAATGACCCACCTTGATGGCATCTTCAGAAATTTGATACTTGATCTTATACATATTCTTATCAATCTTCGAAATGGACTGTTCCAAAGTAGATGTCTCAGCCTTGTGATCAAAACTAACTGGACGCTTGTAAGCCTTATCCCAGTCACTCTTTTCCATTCTTCGCTGTTCAACCGTCTCTGGTGTTGTTACTTGTAGATTGCCCTGTGGAAAACACGACCACGAAGACACAAGAGCCTTGTAAATTGCTCTGGCAGCAACAATGGCCGCCGTGACAGCTGTAATTTCGCGAAATGGAACGCTTCGAATCTTTTCATAAATACTAGAACGTGCCTCTCGCATGACACGATGGCAAAAATACCTGCCAAGTGCAACGCAAACTGAAAACGCCAATGTAACACAAACAAAACCAACAAGCATAACATGTATGAAACGCAAACATTCAAAGTAAAACATTAAATACAGAATAGCACAGACTTGGAGTGTCAAAATCTGACCCCCAATACTCAAAGCGGTATATTGCGAAACAACGAATGAGATCATTGGTGAACAATAGTACAATGTCCAATAACCAATTCTCTCAAAAACGGCAACAAGCCAGACAAAATAGTCCATCGACAACAAACTTATGTATAACGAAATAGTCATGTCTTGAACATCATTTGAAAAATCATCCAACTCACCCAACTCAGCCTGCATATCACACGTGCACCAAGCAGTACCAGTCCACGCACCGCACATCTTGCATTTGGGTGTGTTTGCCATTTTCAAATGGCTCTCTTTCAACGCTTGTTGTTGAGCTACATGCCGACGAACTTCAACACTATATTTCTTGAGGAAAACATCGAAAGTTTCCCATTCTCCATATACTGGAGCATATTGTTGTCCGCCCGTCTTCAAAGCACTCTTGGCTACATTGACATTCTTCCATTCAACGGTTCGCACCCGATGCATCACTGGCGGATAACCAAGCGCAGCGGTTTCCATTTCCGCTAAACGCTTATCAAGCTTCCCATCTTTTTGAAACTCAGGCAACAATTGTACTTCCTTTATCAGTATTCGATTCAATGGTGCTTCAGGCGTCTTATAAGTATCAAAGATGCCTAGATCCGCCGTATTGGATGAACCAATAAACAAATGTGGTCGAAAATAAATTCTCCCCTTGTTCTCGACTGCGGATTGATTGGAAAAATGTGCTGAATTGTTGCAAATATTAACAATTCTGCAAACTGCCTTCTCACTGTTCTTAGCATTTTTGTCATTAACGGTATTTATATCATCCATGATAATGACAGTTGATTCCTGCTTCACAGCGTCGTCATATGCAGCATCAGGTGAAAGATTGGCAATCTGGTATTCCTTATACTCAACTCCGTTGGCTGCACCTACGACTCCAATTATATGTGGGTACAAGTTGCTTTTACCAATAGCAGATGGGCCGACAAGAACAATGCCAACTGGAGCGGCTCGAAAACTGAGATTCACTTCGTAATTCTCCATTTCTTCTTGAATTTCACGCAAACGAATACCATAGTGCATGTACATCGCGGTAGAGCGACCTCGTTTGCCCTCTTTTTTCGTGAGACGATCAATCTTCTTTATCAAATAGGCAACATGTTCCTTGTAATCTATCACATAGGCATCACCGCGTTTATGCAATTCACCACCATTGATATGACTTCCCGCGACAATTGTATCACAAATGTCTTCGTAGAAATGATCTTGGTAAACAAAATCGCTCAAAGATGTTCCGTCTTTGATGCAGTCAATTGCCGTAGCAACAAACTCGAAAATGCTGAAAATCGAGTCGGATAGTGTCATGCGTGATCCATACGGAACTACGTCAGTCAAAACTCGATTGATCATTTGTCTTGCAACTGATGGTGGAGATTCTCCTTTGCTCGCTGTCGAAAGCGATATCAAAGTGAAAACACCAACCAAAAACTTGCCAATAGGCGTATCACACAATGCGACGGTACCATCTTGAAGCTTCTTGATCGTATCCTTCCAGGAGAAATCTCCTTCTGGATGCATTTCATCACGTTCGTGCATGTCTTCTGGAAAATGTTGATTGACAATTTGCGATCGGCGATTTTCCCGAATCACACTAATGTCATGACGACGAGCATTGGCCCTTTCAAGACGTTCACGTCTCTCTTGATCAAGGCGATCTTCCATTTCCTGATCATAACCGTCCTCATTGCGTACCACAAAATGTACGCCATTAGCATACCCTATGTGAGCAACTGCTCTTGGACGGTTAGGATCATCCAAAATGTCAAAGTCATGCAGAAATGCTCTCAAATCTTGCATGGTGAATGAAGAATAATACTGACCTAAAACAGCTATTGTTATTCTCATGACTTCAGACGTTGAGTCTGCGTTTGCAATTGTCCCAATATACGTGATAGCAGCTACCAAGGCTGGAGCTAATTTATCACGTTGATTCGCAGGCAGACACCTTTGAATGTTATGAAACGACCGCGTGATTGCATACTCTTCGCGAGCACCAAGTCCGCGAACGCGATCCTGGTAGCGCTCATTCAAATCTTTCGCAACAATCGCTCCACAAAAACCAAACAAAAACATTTTGCCAAAATGATAATAAAAATGAAAAACAAATTTGGCACAATTTTTGAAAGTTTTCTCCTTGGGCATTTCTAAAGCGCCCTGCGGAACGTAATCACGACGTTCTCGATACAAACAAACACGAAAAAAGGAAAATATAGAAAGGAAACTACAAACAATAAACAAAATGACGAACAAAATTGGATCCCGATATATAACATCAGGAATTTCAATGCCAATCTCCGGCTTCAACTTACGTCGCGCCTTCAATCTTTTCTTCTTACGTTTTTCCGCAAAATACCGGTCAATACGCTTCTTGTCACGATCATCCGGAGCATGCCAATCTTCTTTAAACGTGACACGCTTTTGTACTGAAGTTTTTTCCTTATCTCCTTTTGTCCACTTCGAAGGCAATGCCTTACGTGGTGTGGACCCCACATTGCTTTGATGAAATCGAATTTCACTGAAAAGCTTATTAAGATCAACGAGTTGATCTTCTTCAAACAAATTTGTTTGGCAAATCTGAGACACTTCTGCT